GGAGGGGTGCATATGCGATTGGTCTCCCTCATCTCATTGGTGGATTGTCCGCTGCCCTCACTGGATCACTTAGAGCGCTTCTGGACTCTGCTCACATCAACAACGCAGCCACCATGCTCAAGCTCAAAGGGGCTAAGATTAGTGGCCAATCCCAACAGGTTGACATCACTCAAATTGTTGAAGTTGAGGGAGCACCTGGCGTATCAGACATCCGTCAGATAGCCATGCCCATGCCGTTCAATCCACCTAGCGAAGTGCTTTTTAGCCTTCTAGGATGGCTTGACACCGCAGCCAAGGGGGTAGTCAGTACCAGTGAAGAAAAGATCGCTGACGTCAATGCACAAGCCCCTGTGGGTACAACTCAGGCGTTGATTGAACAAGGTGCAGCGGTCTTCTCCGCCATCCACGCAAGGATGCACGAGTCACAAGCAAGGGTGCTAAAGATCCTTTGCAGACTGAATCGTTGGCACTTTGATGAGATGCGCAAGTCTGAAGTTGTTGCCGACTTAGAAATTGAACGCGAAGACTTCTCACGCAATACAGACGTTGTTCCTGTATCAGATCCTCACATATTCTCAGAAACTCAGAGAATGGCTCAGAACCAAGCTGTGTTGGCTTTGGCTGAAAAGCACCCAGACCAGTTCAACATGAGTCAAGTGTTGTCACGTTTCCTCAAGCAATTGAAGGTGCCAAACGTGAATGAATTGATGAAAGATGTGCCAGCGCCTGAGCAGAGGACATCTGCGGATGAGAACGCAGCCATGTTGCTAGGACAGCCCTCATACGCTTACATGCAACAAGACCATATTGCACACATCCAAGATCACTTGCAATTTGGATTGAATCCATTCTTTGGTCAGTCACCGTTTGCCGACCCCAACTACATTAACAACTTGATTGAACACATCAAGCAACACATGACATTGTGGTACTTGAACCGCAGTAATGCATATGTGGCACAGTCGCAAGGTGGCAAGCCAATCAACAACTATGATGATCCTAGCCTTACAGCGACCATAGACAAGCTATACACGACCGTTGGCGCACATGTGGAGTTGGATACCAAAGACGTGTTTAAAGCGTTTGTACCCGCCTTCCAACAGCTTATACAAGTGGCATCACAACGCGCCCAAGCAGCTCAGGGTAATCTACCCCCAGCAGAGCAAGTCGTTAAAGAGACAAGCATGGCTGAGACACAACGCAAGACACAAGCTGATCAAGCCAAGTCTCAGTATGAGCAAGCAAGGTTGAAAGCGGATATGCAAAAATCTCAGATGGACAATCAAACAAAGATTGCCATTGAGAACGCCAAGCTAACGCATGAGACAATCCAAAACATAGCTCAGGCACAACCGCCTGAGATGCAACCGCCTATGGGACAACCCATGGCACAACCACAGGCGCAACCGCCACAACCCCAAGGAGCCCCAAATGGCAACATCTGATCAAGAACAAAAGAGCATCAACGTACCCCAACACAAGCGCTTGGCTCAAGGCGCCCCTGTGAACGGACAAAGCATGAAGGATGGCGGTAAGAAAACTGCTTCCCCTTTGTCTAAGAAAAAATGATTGAACAATTGATCCATGTGATCAAACTTCGCCAAGCCGAGTTAGCTGCGTCTCTTGCCTTCGGGAACGCAACCACTTGGGAGGCTTATCAGCGCATGGTCGGTGAGTATCAGGGACTGCAATACGTCATGAACTCATTTGACCGCATGGCTGAGGAAGAAGAAGGAAGAGAATAGGTCGCACTCCGCGACTGAGGCCGCGCTGAAAAGCGCTTTAACGATGCACCTGAGATATGGTGTTTTTTAGGAGTTAGTATGAGTGAGAAAGAGAAGATCCCTACGATTGAGGGAAGCCAAGGTACGCCCAATGCAGAAGATTTAGCATGGGCATTCCCAGACGTAAACCCAGGGCAACGCCCTTTTGGTGGTCGAGTGATCGTCCAACTTCGACGAATAAAAAAGAAGTCTGGAATGATCATCATTGTTGATGAAACCAAAGAGAACGAAAAGTGGAACAACATGATCGGTAAGGTCGTGGCTATTGGCCCACTTGCGTTCAAGAACAGAGACACCATGCAACCGTGGGCTGAAGGCTCATGGGCTGAGCTTGGCGACTTTGTAAGAGTTCCAAGATGGGGTGGAGACCGTTGGGAACGCAAAGTTCCTACTGAAGACGGTGAAGATCCTGTTTTGTTCATGACTATCAACGACCACGAACTGATTTCGGCCATCACAGATGATCCGTTGTCGTTCAAAACATACGTATAAGGGAAAATATCATGGCAGAAGATAAAAAAACACCAGATTTAAAGATAGAAGAGGCGCAAGACGGCTCTGCTGTCGTTGAATTAGACGAAAACTTGCTCACAAATGACGAAGATGATCAATTAAATGATGTGGCAACAACTCCACCTGAGAAAAAAGAAGGTGGAACGGTTGAAGATGAGGATGCAGACCATCCAGATGATGATCAAGCCCTCAGAGACGCCAAAAGAAACCGTCGTAGAGCTAAAAAAGACCTGATTCGCAAGACAAATGAGGAAAAAGACCTCCGTTTGCAACAACTCCAACGTGAAAACGAGGAGTTTAAGCGTCGTTTGACAGAGGTGGAGAGCAGAACACGCCAGTCAGACGTCATGCGGATCGACAAAAACATCGAGGACACCCAAGTTCGCTTGGAATACGCCAAGATGAAGATGGCTGAGGCGGTAAGTTCCAATGATGGACAAGCCATGGTGGAGGCTCAAGACCTTTTAGATGAGGCAAAAGCCAACCTAAGCCAACTCAATCAAATAAAAAGACAGGCAACACAAGCCCCACAACAACAAAATCTTGACAACATCAGGTTGCCTGACCCAGAGACGCAGAGAAACGCTGCTCAATGGATCAATAAGCACAGTTGGTACAAGGTAGACGGCACAGATAGGGACAGTAAAGTCACTTTGAAGGCGTCTGAAATGCTAGTTGAAGAGGGTTGGGATCCAAAAGATCCAGATTATTGGGATGAACTCGATAGTCGCTTGCAAAAATCTCTCCCACATCGTTATAATGAAACCACAGACAGTAATTCCACTGTTCGAAGACCGAGGAATGTTGTGGGAAGTTCAGGACGCGAGGCATCTGCAGCTTATGGGGGTACAAACCGTACCCAGTTCATCCTCACCCCAGAAAGAGTGAGTGCTATGAAGGAAGCTGGTGCATGGGAGAACCCTGTGCGCAAAGCGAAGATGATTGAAAATTTCATCAAGTTTGACCGTCAGAATAAAAACCGTAACTAATACTTGGAGTAAAACATGGAATCACGTCTAAAAAAATCTTTGAATGCAAGTGGTCGCCAAGACCGTGATAACGGGGAAGCATCCCACAAAGCACCTGAAGATAAGTTCATTTCTACGCAGGAACGTAAAAAAATGTGGAGCGAGGAGTGGACGCAATCAGCACTGCCAAAACTACCCAACGTAGATGGGTGGCACCTTTGCTGGCTTTCAACAACCAACAGCTACGATTCAATTGATAAGCGGATTCGCCTTGGGTACGTACCCGTTAAGTCGGAAGAGTTACCAGGCTATGAAGATTACAAAATTAAATCGGGTGAGTACGTAGGTTACATATCGTGCAACGAGATGTTGCTTTTCAAATTGCCCATGGATATTTTCCAAGAGGTCATGACCTATCAGCATCACGACAAACCTCGTGAAGAAGCTGACAAGATTCGTGTACAGATTGAGAGTCTCCAAGGACAACGTGATAGCAACGGAAAGTCGCTTGTAAATGTTGAGGGTGAAGGTATTGGCGGAATTGAACAGCAACCAAGCAAAACACCCGTATTTTCGGGTTAACCTAAAGGAGTTTGACTATGTCAGCAACTAATGCTCCGTTTGGCTTGCGCCCTGCGTTCCACCCCTCTGGTCTGGATCGCGCTCAGGCGCTTGCTGGCGGTATTCAATCTGGTTTGTCCGTAAACATTTTAAAAGGACAACCAGTTTCTTACGTCACAGCCGCAGTTTTGACAGCCACAAGCTTGTCAGGAATTGCTAACGGCACAATCGTTCCTTCTGCCACCCCTGGCAATAGCGCAGCATCATCGGGCTACCAAGTCGCTGGTGCATTCGCAGGCGTACAGTGGACAGATACAACTGGTCGTGCACGTATTTCTAACTATTGGCCAGCAAGCACTTCTTACACAGCAGGATCTTGCGTTGCTTACTTCTACAACGACGAAAAAATCGTTTATGAAATTCAAGCAGATGGTTCAATGGCTCAAACGTCTATTGGCGACGAGTACAACTTCAGCAACATTACCGCTGGTTCAACAACCACTGGTTTGTCGCAAGCAACTTTGGCATCAGCTTCTAACCAAGCTAACGGTGCTCAAGGTCAAATGCGTGTCGTTGATCTCGCTCCCTATGTGGACAACGCTTGGGGTGATGCATACACGATTGTTCGTGTAACGTTGCCATATGTTCAATTTGTTGCTGCTACTACTGCAGTCGTTTAATAAAGGAGTATTGCAATGGCAGCACCAATGCGAAGTACGGACTTTAGATCAATCGTTGAGCCAATTCTTAACGAGTGTTTTGACGGAGTCTATGACCAACGTGCCGACGAGTGGAGCCGAGTGTTCCGCGAAGAAGACGGCATTCCCCGTAACTACCACGAAGAGCCCGTCCTTTATGGATTTGGCGCAGCACCCCAACTCCCTGATGGCACTCCAGTGACCTATCAACAGGGTGGTGTGTTATTCCTCAAGCGCTATTTGTACAAAGTGTATGGCCTAGCCTTCGCTTTGACAAAAGTGTTGGTGGAAGATGGCGACCACATCCGTATCGGTCAAGTGTACGCACGCCACTTGGCACAATCTTTGGTTGAGACCAAAGAGTTGTTGTCAGCTAACGTGTTGAACACAGCTTTCAATAGCGCCTACGCTGGCGGTGACGGTGTGTCTTTGATCAGCACAGCACACCCCATCGTTAACGGCACATTCAGCAACCAGTTGGCCACAGCCGCTGTTTTGTCTCAAACATCTCTCGAACAGATGTTGATTCAAATTCGCCAAGCAGTTGACAACAACGGTAAGCGTATTCGTTTGGTACCACGTCAATTGATCGTGGCTCCAGGCAATATCTTCCAAGCTGAAGTATTGTTGAAATCTGTTTTACGTACAGGCAACGCCAACAACGACATCAACCCAATCAAATCTATCGGTTTGCTTGACGAGGGTGCCGCAGTGTTGTCACGTTTGACTTCATCTACAGCATGGTGGGTTCAGACTGATGCTCCCGAAGGCTTCAAGCTTTTGATGCGCAGACGTCTAGAGAAAACCATGGAAGGCGACTTTGAAACTGACTCTATGCGCTACAAAGCCACAGAGCGTTACGACGTTGGCTTTACAGATCCCCGTTGTGCCTACGGTACACCTGGAGTCTAATCAAAGTGGGGTGGAGTTGTTTCCACCCCTTTTTTTAAACCCTGAGTGGTTCAAGCCACAAGGAGAAAAAAATGCCTCAATTTTCAGATGATCTATTTTTGGGTACAGCCCAAGGCTACATTGGTACCAATGTAACCAACAGTGAAGCTGTTATCACTGGTTCCGTAACTGGCACCACAATGACAGTAACCGCAATGAACTCTGGTGACTCGCTCACCCTCGGACAGTATGTAAACGGAACTGGCATTACAGCCAACTCTTACATTACTGCTTTTGTAACTGGTGCGGGTGGAACAGGTACTTACACGCTAAGTGCTTCATCATCAGCAACTGGTTCAATCACAATTTACGCTTCAGGCAACTATGGCTTGCAAGATCCATCCCCAATGGAAGTTGGTGTTGGCCCCTTGGGTCGTGAGTATGTCTGGGATGTAATTCCTCAAACATTAAACACAAGCAACATTGCTGCGTCACAAACCCCTGCTGCTTCAGGCAACTTGACGCTGACCGCTGGTACTAATGCCAAGTCATTCCTTCGCAATGATGGTACAACAGTCATTCAATTGGACACACCCCGTGCAGTTCAGTTGACTACAGCTTCTGGAACTATTTCCACTAGCCGTAACTTGACAGTGTCTGGATACGATTATTACGGACAAGCAATGTCTGAAGTGATTGCTACAGGTACAACATCTTCTGCTGTTGCTAATGTCTCTGGCAAGAAAGCTTTCTACCAAATATCTAGCATTGCAATTAATGGTTCTTTGCCAGTGGCAATTACTGTTGGTACAACAGATATTTTAGGTTTTCCTTTGCGTGTATTTGACGCAGGCTACATTGTTCGTGTGGGTTGGAATAACACTCTAGCCAATGACACAGGTGGTAATAGCGCATTTACTGCAGCGGATTTGACCACACCTGCAACATCAACAACTGGTGATGTGCGCGGTACTTATGTGCCTTCTACGGCATCAAACGGTGTAAAACGTTTGGTCGTTGTGATTGCATTGCCTGGTATTGCAGCTGGCCCCAATGCAACACGCACTGGTGCTCTTGGCGTAACTCAAGCCTAATAGGAGGGCATCATGGGTCAATTTAAACCAATGGTAAAAATGTACACCGATGAGCCTTCAGTCATTCTGAAGCTCAAAAAAGGTGGAAAAGTGCATCACAAAGGCATGAAAGCCGAAGAGCATGGCCACAAATCCATGCACGAAGCTTCTGGTGGCATGATGCACGGTGCTCATCACGCATTTGAGGCTGAGCATGGTAAGGCTCCTAAGAAGCCTTCTATGTCTGAGCGTCGTAAGGCAATGAACCCCAACCAATACAAAAAGGGTGGCAAGGTTGAGCACAAGCTTGACGGTGGCATGATGGGCGCTCCTATGGCTCCTATGGCTAGACCAGCAATTGCAGCGATGGATCCCCGTGCTCGCATGGCTCGCGCTGCAATGGTGAGAAAAGCATTGACTGGCATGAAAAAAGGCGGTCACATGGGCATGGAAAAGCACATTGAGAAGTTGGAGAAAGAACTCCATCATCACGAGTCTATGCCAATGGAAAAAGCTCATAAGATGCACCACAAGGCATCTGGTGGCGCTATTGACCGTGACGAGACCAAAACAACAATCAAGGGTAATGCGAAGAAATTCGAGAAAACCATGGTTGTTGATGGTCAACATCATGACAAGCACCATGGCACAGGCGAAATCCATGAAGGTAAACCAGCAGGTTACAAACACGGTGGCAAGACGCACAAAATGCATCACAAAGCCACTGGAGGCGCTATCCCTTCAGACACTCATGAGAAAGTCAACAAGGGCAAAATCAAGATGCATGGCACCATTGAGGACAATGAGCATGACTACTTGAACACTGAGATGCACTCAGCCAAGCGTGACAAAGCGCATGGTACTGGTGGCATCAAGGAGTCCAACGCTGGTGGCTTCAAGCATGGCGGTAAAGCCCACAAGATGCATCATAAGGCTACTGGCGGTGCAATCCCAGCAGCAACCATGAAGGGCAAACAGGAAGGTCATTTCAAGCATGACACAGTGGAAGGCGGAGACTGGGAAAACCGTTCTGCTGACACTGCTACCGCAGGCAAGAAAATGGGTCACACTGGTGAAGTTCATGAGTCCAATGCAGGTGGATACAAGCATGGAGGCCACGCAGCAAAAAAGCACTACGCCACAGGGGGTAATGTAGTCGATGATGGTAAGGCAGTAAAAATGCCTCACCACTTCGTCAGCCGTCCTGTGGCTAACAGCTTGCAATCTGGTACCTTTGCTAAAGGTGGTAAAGTGGATTACTACAGTGATCTTGCTAAAAGATTACAAAAGAATCCTGAAAAGCCAAACTTACGCCTAGTAAAGACACACACAGGCCCTAAAGGTCACGTAGCTAAAGTTTACAAAGACAAAGACTATGGTGAGTACAGAACCAAATTCTACACACCTGAAGGTAAGCATTTAACTGAAGGGGATTCCCATACGGATGACGCTGAAGATGCTCACATGACAGCTATGCATGAAGTAAACAAAGGCTACAAGCGTGGAGGTCGTGCAACAAAAAAGTTTGATGGAGGTGGAAGCACCTCCGACGACCAATTTGCACAAAAGGCTAACCAAGACTATGCAAACT